GTTGCCGTGTAAAACCTAACTTTCTATTGAAACGTGAGATTTTGTACAGAAATTTCTCCGACGTAATCTCCGGCATTCCCGAATGAACTCGCGGTATTAGTGAGTTCCAGGTAGCCGTACCGGGTCATGAACGACACGACTGGTTCGAATGTTGACGGATCCAATACAACGCCGCTGCTCATTAGCGGAATGTATGGGCAATAGAACGCTGCTGCGTCTGTTTCAGATGAACCCTTATAACCAACCAATACTGGCTGAGTATCTGGTGCATAGCTGTTTACGAATACGCGCATCGCACCATTGAGAGTACCAACGAACTTGGTGTTAGTTGGGGCTTCGAAAGTGCCTTCAGTAGTACGAGCGAATGCTGAAGTTGTTGCTGATTGTAGAACAGTTAATGAAGCAGGTGATACAACTGCCCAGTTACCTGCACCGCGACGAGTGCGCTGTGCGATCAGGTTTGCAACACGGTTGATGAGAACGGCTAGAGCAGCGTGTTCATCGCCAACATAAGTTGCAGTACCTGAAACAGTTGCCTGGTTAAAGGTGTATTCAGTTGAAGCAAGAGTTGCCAGTGACAGCAAGATTTCTTGATCAATTTCAGCGGTGATTTCTTGAGCCAAAGCAGCCATAATTTCTGCTTCAACATCAATACCATGCTGTGCCTGTGCGTCTTGTGCAGCTTCGAAAGTCCAACGAGCTTGTAGCTTGCGTGACTTTGCTTCTACTGCCTGACGGAGGATTTGTACAGAAATCTGCTTACCGCCGTTGCCTTCCAGAGTCGCAGTGTTAGCACCAGTGTAGTAATTGGTGGTAGTTGCATCCAGAGGAACACGAGAATAAGCCTGTGCAATCTTGAACGGGCTAAGAGCTTCTTCACCTGCAGTTACCGGAGTAGCTGCTGCTGAAGTATCGCCCAAGCTATTTGCATAGCGAACGCGAAGGGTATGGATCTGACCAACTGGGCCAGTCATTGGCTGAACGCCGACTAGTTCATTAGCGATAACAGTTGGCATCACACGACGAATTACCGGAAGGATAACTCGGTTAAGTGTAGCAATGTTTCCGGATGAAGTTGTACCGGAAGCAGATTCTGCAAGCAACTGCTTGCGGGTATTTTCGAACAGTACGCTCATTGTTGAGCGACGGTTACCTTTTAAGCCTTCTAGCAGGGCGTCTTTTGTTTCGTCCCAACGGCTTTCTAAGAGCATTCTTGACATTTTATTAATCTCCTGAAATATGTCTGTTTACTTTAGCCCTGCCAAACGCTTGATGTCGATAACATTATCATGTTCTGATGTATCTACTTCAATTGTCTTGATGGCAGTCTTGTTACCAGTTGCTACTGATACAGATTCAGTTAATGGCGTCTTGGTAGTTGCCTTTTCTGAACCAGTATTTAGAACGGCTGGCAAATACTTGTTGAAGGCGGCCTGTAGTTTTACAGTTTGTACGCTTTCCAACAAGGTCTTCATTACTTCGGACTTTTCTACATTGAGAGGGGCAAGAAGTTCGTTCATGACCTTTGCTCTTTGTGTCGATTCCTTAATAATTCTCACTTCACGATCTTTGCTTTCCACAAGTTTCTTAGATTCATCTAATTGTGCTTGTGCTGCTGATAACTGGGCGTCTTTTGCTTCCAGAGCCCGGACTACTTTACGAGTTTCTGCTTTATCATTTAGATAAGTTACAGAGAATTCGCTAGCAAAGGCTTCGAATAATTTACGACCAAAGTTATTTTGGCGTGCAGTTTTAATATCTTCCTTGAGTTGTGATAGTTCACCCTTGAGATGACTTGCAATTGCGCCGCTGACTCTCTTGGCACTTTCTGTGACAAACTTTGCCTTAAGTGTTTCGAGTTGTTTGCGACCTTCTGCAACGATCTTGACTTTGGCTTCAACAACAGCCTGTCTATCCTGAGCGAATTCTTTAATTTCGCGTGATAGAGCGTGAACAACGAATTGTTCCAACTTCTTTTGGTTTTCCATTTGAAGTTTACGGTCAGTGCGAAGTTCACGGATTTCTTCGGCCAGTTTAGTAACCATGAAATCATTGAACTTTGTTGCATTTTCGCGTAGCTTGGTCTGTGCCTGTACTCTTTCTTGGTTCATTGCTTTTCTTTCAGATTGAAATTCTGCAATTTCTTCTGAGAGATTTTCAGTCATCATCTTATCAAGTGCTTCTACCATAATACTACGGTCGTGTTCGTATTTTTGTGCAAATTCCTCACGGAGTTCTGCACGAACCAGTTCACGAGCTTCATTCAACTTGATTTCCCAGGCTTCATTGATTTGATTCCCGATGTCTTCGTTGATGAGACCGCTGTCTAGTAATGGTTTCAACAGTTCTAGTGTCATTGTATTGATTCCTTTTTACAATTTTAGTTCTTTGATGAGGCGTTTTACTTCTTCACCAAGGAATCGTTGTACTTTTTTGTCGCCCTTTACTTCTTTAGCAATCTCTAACACTTTATGACCGTGTTTCATATTCATGAGACCTTCATAAATTGCTTTGGGATATGCATTGGGTGCTGAAGGCTGGGCCACAATATCAACAGTGATAATTTCGAAGTCACTGACTTTACCATCCACATCGTTGACATTACCTGATCCACGACTGGATACACCTAATTTCACTCCTGCTTCCAACATTGTTCTTACGAGTTGACCCATTGGAGTAGGAAGAATTTTTAATTTACCTAACCCATTTGGACCGTCCATCCACATACTTGTGATCATATGTGAAACGCGGTCCAAATTGATTTTAAGATCGTCTGGATGATCCACTTCACCCAGCACTGAATTGCCTTCTGAGATTTGTTTATTAAGAGTGTCTACTGCTGTTTCGATTTCACGAACAGGATACACACGGTCGTTTGCATTTCTGATATTTCCTTGAACGAAAACACCCTTCATATAAAGGGATTTCAATCCGTCAGAGCCTTCTTGCACTGACTCAACCACCATTTTGGCATGGTCGAATGATAAATTCTCTCTTAGATTAATCAAATGCATACTTTCTTCCTAATTAACAGTAGTGTATTTTCAGGCGCAGAATTTGGACTCATGTACTTCTGTGAAGTTGTACATGAGTCCAATTTGCGTGAATCGGGACTAACGATATTTTGCCCTATCACTGCGTCTGAGATACAAAGCCATTTGTCTCAGTTTTTTCTTACTTCGCTACCGGGCTCTTGGTGTTTGAACCATCGTCGCCCTTCTTTGGCTTAGGAGCGGCTGATAAATCAACTGTCTTCTTGCCTGGAGTATTCTTGAATTGGCCTGCGCCCTTTAGATCCTTGGTAGTAGGTGCTGGACGACCCTTTTCATTTTCAGTGTTGCTGAACTTTACTGGCTTGCTGTCCATGCCCTTCTGGCCTGAGTTAGCGGCGACAGTTGACTTCTTCTGCATACCGTCATCACCGTGAGTTACAGAAACCTTCTGAAGCTGAACTGCTTCTGAAAGGGCTTCTTCTTCTTCGCCTTCTTCAGAACCTTCTTCTTCGCCTTCTTCAGAACCTTCTTCTTCGCCTTCTGAGCTTCCGCCCATGATTTCTTCGAATTCAGCCATCAATTGGTCTAGTTTGTCTTCGATACGAATTACTGAATCTTCGATTTCTGCGTGTTCGGCTTCTTCACCTTCTTCGCCGCCCATTTCAATATCATGGGTCATTTCGTCGCCAGCTTCTTCTGCGCTGTCATCGAATTCGATGTCGGCTTCATCGTCAGAGCCTTCAGAGAACTCTGTGCCTTCTTCTTCAGCGTTAATTTCGTCCATTAGATCGCCGACTTGACCGCCCATGCCTTCTTCCATGTCGTCTTCGTATTCTTCGGCCATAATTGACTCGAAAATTTCGCGTGATTTCTCAACTACGATTTCGTGGAAAAGTTCGCTGGCTTGTTCTCTGTTCTCGTTGATCACGAGATTGATAAGATGTTCGTACTTCTTGTTGTCCATTATTTTTCTCCTG